GGTTTTGTACCGTTTGGTAATACTAAAGATGTTAAGAGAGCATTTGATGCATTACAATTAAAAGGATTTAGAAAAGACAATGAATTTTATCAAGAACTATTAGAACTTGGTGTGGTTAACTCACAAGTACAAGTAAGACAAGTTATGGATTTAATGGAAGACGTTAAGTTTGGTGAAGTGTTAAATAAAGTAGGCGCAGACTACAATGGTTTTAATACTTTTATGAAAGGATTAAAAAAAACACAGAAGTTTGCACAGGATGCATACACAGCTGAAGATGATTTTTGGAAAATATTTACATACCTTGGAGAACAAGCAAGATTAAAAGATGCTTACAAAGCAAAAGGTTTACAGTTAGGTGATGATATAGTTGAAGTTATTACAGATGCTGAAGGTAGAAAGTTTGATAGAAAGATAGGTGTATTTAATGATGAGTATTTAAAAAAACAATCAGCTAAATTAGTTAAAAATAATATACCTAACTATGCATTTGTATCAGAATTTATTAAAGGTTTAAGAAAGTTACCTGTTGGAAACTTTGTAGCTTTCCCTGCAGAAATTATGAGAACGGGTACTAACATTGTATCAACAGCACTAGATGAAATATTTTTTACTGCAAGAATAAATAGTAAAGAAGTTAATCCATTAAGAGCAAGAGGTCTACAAAGATTAGCTGGTATGACAGCCACAACTGCTGCGCTACCGCTTGGAACTGTTGCAATGATGCAGACTTTAAACGATGTGAGTGATGAAGAATTAGAAGCAATGAGAAGATATGTACCGGAATGGTCTAAAAATTCTGTGTTAGTTCCTTTTAAAGATGAAGAAGGTAAATTATCTTACGTAGATTTTTCTCACTTAAATGCATACGATACTTTAACAAGACCATTACAAACTGTAATGAATGCAGTTAACTCCGGTAGAGCTGACAAAGATGGTATTATGGATGACTTTATTTTAGGGTTAATAGAATCAACAAAAGAAATTGGTCAACCATTTATATCAGAATCTATTTGGACAGAAGCATTACAAGATGTGGCACCTATACTTGGTAGAGGTGGTGTAGATGCAACAGGTAGAGAAATATATAATAAAGATCCTGCTATTGATCCTATAGGAACTAAAATTATGAAGTCAGTCGCACACCTAGTAGAAGCACAAGCACCTCTTAACTGGAGACAACTTGGTAGATTAGGTTTAGCTATTAGACCTATAGATAGTTTAGGAAAGTTTGATGAACGTGGTAATGAATATGAATTAGGAAATGAATTACTTGGTATTGCTGGTATGCGTAGAGTAAAAGTAGATCCTCGTAAATCTTTAAATTATAAAATTACAAATTTTAAAGATGGTGTAAGAAATGCTAGAAATTTATTTACAAAAGAAACTTTAAAAGGTGGAGTAGTTACTCCTGAACAAGTTGTAGATGCATATATAAATTCTAACAGAGCTTTGTATGAAATTAATAGAAGAATGTTTTTAGATATAGATGCAGCAAAAGTATTGGGTATGGGAGAAGATTCTATTGCAGAAAATATGATAAATAGAGGAGAAAGAAAAAATTTTGGTTTTTTAAATGAAGGAATTTTTAGACCATACACTCCATCAAGAGATGTAGCAGAATTATTTGATATAAGAGCAAGAGAAATAGGTGCACCTAATGCTTTTGAAGAAGCTGCTGGTGTAATAGATAGAATAAGAGAAGTATTATCAGAAACTTCTTTAAGAGGAGATGTATTTCCTAATATAGAAAACCCTTTTAGTAATTTACCAGAACCTACACTAGGTCCTGCAGCTTCATTACCAGGCTTACCACCACTACCAAATCCAGGACTTGTAAACAACACACAATTTGGTACTATCGATCCTGTAAGTAGATTAACTTTAGCAGAGGATATGTATTTAGATCCTCTTGGAAAAGCATACAGAAAAAAACAACGAACAGTATAATGGCAATAGAACCTAAAAATACACGAGAACATATCATATCGCTTTACGGACACGTAACAGGTCTAAAAAAAGATATCAGTCAAATTAAGAACAATCATCTTAAACATATACACGAAGATGTAGAAAAATTGGGCGGTAAGATAGATAAAGTCTATTGGGTTCTTTTAGCGGCAGCGGGAACTGCTGTACTTTTCGTGTTGGAGAAATTTATATGAACTTAAGTCGTAACTTTACTTTATCAGAATTAACCAAATCAGACACTGCTATCAGGAAAGGCATCAACAATAATCCTAACGCAGAACAAATAGAAAAATTAAAAGCACTGTGTGAAAATATTTTACAACCGGTCCGGGATCACTTCGGCAGAGTTAAGATCACATCGGGATTTCGTAGCATAGAATTATGTGAAGCCATCGGCAGCTCGAGTAGGTCACAGCACGCAAAAGCAGAGGCGGCAGATTTTGAATGTATGGGCGTAGACAACGCTGAACTTTTTGATTGGATTAAAAATAACCTTACGCCAGATCAATTGATCCTCGAGTTCTACACTCCAGGCGAACCCAACTCGGGATGGATCCACTGTAGCTGGATACCAGATCAACCAAGAGCATCATTCTTACACGCTTTCAAATCAGAAGGTAAAACAAAATACAAACCTGTAATGGGTTCAGCAAAAGAATTAGTTTAGTCATATCAAACCAGCTGCTTTCCGTGCACGTACTAACAGCCGGCCAAACTCCAGGTCCCTACCCTTGCAGGTCATCGGTAACGTCCAGGGAAATGCCAGTGGCAAGATTTGTACGCCCTTGAGCTTTCAGTTTAAAATTTTTTAAAAGAAATTAGTTTTATCCTATAATATCCTACCTACAAATGCAACCATAAAAATCACCAGTACCATCATTCATTACATGAACGTTGTAAGGCGCATCATGGTATGTTGTAAGATATAAACGGAGTATGTCACATAGATCAAAACAATCTATTTCAGACATAATTTCAATACCTTCCATCATTTCTTTAGTAACGGATACCAGACTATACAGACCATCATTTAGAAGTATTAAATCCAATCTCTTAACTCCTCACCCATAATTTCTGTGGCTATGTTGATTTTTTTACGTAAGGCTTTTCTAATCTTTTCATCTATAGTCTTTGGTGCTATAAGGTCGATGTATGTTACCGACTTCTTTTGACCTATTCTGTGTGCTCTGTCTTCTGACTGTAGCCTTTTTTCTAAATCATATCCATTAGAATAATAAATCATATTGTTTGCAGCAGTTAATGTAATACCATAACCACCTGTCTGCGGATTACCAACAAAGAATCGTGCATCAGAGTCAGGGTCTTGGAATCTTTCTATATTTTTTTGTCTAACATCAGCTGCAACAGCACCGTAATATTGTACTATAGAACTCTCACCATATTTTTTAGATATAGCTTTGACTATCTGCTTAATATCATACACATAGTTGGCCCATATAATTACTTTACCTTCAACCTCTTCAAGCAATTCTAACAACGATGTCATACGATTGTTTTTAATTTCTGTGATAGTGTCATCATCATTCTTTAGATGACCACACGTTATTTGATGCAGACGCATCATTTGTGTAAGTATGTGGGGCGCGGTTGCCATCTTACCTTTTAGAGAAGCGAGGGCCGCGGACTTCATAGTAGAATATATTTTTTGTTGTTCATCAGTTAGTTCTACTTCTCTTTGTATGTAAGTTTTTTCTGGTAGATCCAGACAATCTTCTTTTAATACTCTGTAAGAAAAAGGTTTTAGTTTTTCTGATAACTCACCTAGTTTTTTATAACCACCTACAATCTGTACTCTACGTCCACCAAAATTACGATCTAGCATTGTTGCATATCTATTTCTAAATGCATAATAGCTATCAAACCCTAGTAAAAAACTGTCAAGAAAACCACACTGTGTATACAAATCTAGTGGTGATTTAGTTACAGGAGAACCTGTAAGTATTCTTCTGTATTTAGCAAGTAAACCTAATGCAAGAATAGCTTTAGTTCTTTTTGCACTTGGTGTTTTTATAGTTGTAGATTCATCAATAGCCATCAATGTGTACCCATTTCCATAAAATATGCATACTCTTTTTTATCCCACGATTTTTCTAACGCAGTAATTTGATGATCGTATGGTTTTGTTTTAAATTTATAATTCATAATATTTTTCTTCTTTCTAGTTGACAATTATATAAATACTATTATATCTCTTGTCAAGAAGTAAGAAATGAAAAATAAAATATTTGAGTTATACAAACCAGATTCTTTGGCAAGCTTTTTAGAATTTCATAAAAGCAACCCTAAAGAAAAATTTGTTTATGTGATTCAACAACCACCACCTAATATAAATATATTAAGTGCGTCTGATTTTGGTTATCTTGTAATATGCTTACCCAACAGGGACCAAGCAATATTTTCTACTGCACCATACGTGCAGAAGATGAGAAAAAATTTACAAGACTTTCGTAAAGAAGATTATTTACTTGCTGTAGGAGATCCTGTAATAATAGGTATCTCAACTTGGCTAGTAGGTGAAACTACAAACGGACAGTTCAATATGTTGAAGTGGGACAAACGTGAATATAGATACTATCCATTAGAAGTGGACGGATATCAGAAAGGATAAAATGAGTGAAGTAAGAAATATGATGTTAGAAGATTCAAAAGATCTTTTAGACAATGTAGAAGTATCAACTGTTGCAGATGAATGTGTAAAGTTGAAAAAAAAAGAGGATGAGATTGCTGCGTTAGAGGAGCAACTTAAAAATAAAAAAGCAGAGGCTGATGATATCAGTTCTCGTGTAATACCAGAATTACTTGCAGAGCAAGGATTGTCAGAAATAAAATTAGCTGATGGATCTAAAGTATCTGTTAAAAAAGAATTTAGGTGCACTCTTCCAAAAGATGAAGTGAAGAGAGATGCAGCCTATCAATGGCTTCGTGACCAAGGGTTAGGAGATATTATTAAAAACAATGTCTTTGTAACTTTTGGTAAGGGAGAAGATGACAAGGCGAAACAATTGTTGGACCTTGCAGCAGAAAATGGATATGAACCACAACAGAAATCTGATGTGGCTTGGATGACATTGACTGCTCTATTCAGAGAGCGTATCGAGTCCGGGCTCGATATGCCATCTGATGTCTTTAGTACATGGATTAAAGACAAAACTAAAATAACTCGGAAATAATGGAGAAACAATAATGAGTAATGAAGTAATGAAAAAAGACACTGGATCACTTGCCTTGTTTGGTGATGATGCAGCTAAAGGTTTTGAGAATATGACACAAGACGATATGGCTTTGCCTTTTGTCAGAATCTTGGGACAGTTATCACCGCAGGTAACTGATGGTGATGCAAAGTATATAGATGGTGCCAAACCTGGTATGATCTACAATACTGTTACCAGCGAGTTATACGATGGTAAAAAAGGTATCAAGGTTATCCCTTGCTACTACAAAAAAGATTATCCAGAATGGTCGGATAGAGGGGATGGTCCAGGAGCACCTGTGGCAATTCACCTACCGAACAGCGCGGTAATCGCTACAGGTAAGAGAGATGGCTCAAAGATTAGATTGCCAAATGGTAATTATCTCGAAGAG